CTTGCTAACAACACACGTTCAGCAATCGATGCAATCTCAACTGGCGTATTGCCAGATGCAGGAATGTCGTTTGAGATTCCTAAGATTACAACACTTCCAACAGTTGCAGAAACAGCAGAAGCAGGTACACCTTCTAACACAGACCAGGCGTCATCATTTGTCACAGTATCTGTAAAGAAGTATGCCGGACAACAGCAATTCTCTGTAGAACTCTTTGACCGCTCATCTCCATTATTCATCACAGAATTGATGAACAACATGGCAGCGCAATATGCAGCTGCAACAGACAAGGCTGTTTACACAGCAATTGCATCTGGCGCATCAGCAGACGCAACAACACTAACAACATACCCAACAGCATCAGAATTGCTTGGTTTTGTATCACGCGGTGCAGCATCTGTTTACACAAACACACAGGGCTTTGCTCGCAACATCTTGATGAACACTTCACAATGGGCAAACCTCATGACACTAAACGATTCAGGACGCCCAATCTACATGGCAGCACAGCCAAGCAACGCTGCTGGTATCGTACGTCCAGATTCAATCCGCGGCAACGTGGCTGGTCTTGATTTATTTGTTTCTGCAAACGTACCAACAGCAAACGACACAGACAAGGATGATTCAATCCTTATCATCAACCCAACTGCCTACACATGGTACGAGTCTCCTACTTATCAGCTTCGTGCTGACGTAATTGCATCAGGAGAAATCCTTGTAGCAATGTACGGCTATGGCGCAATCGCAACCAAAATTGGTGCGGGAGCGTTTGGCGTAAACAAGACCTGATCCATACGCAATAACTAAGTCGCTTGAGGGGGCTGCCAGAGCCCTTGCAGTCCTCTCAAGTCTTTAGAAAGGATAACAATGAGCATCACCACAGTTGCAGAACTCAAAGCGGCACTCGGGGTTGGAAGTTTATATTCTGACGCTGTGATTCAGTCCGTCTGCGATGCTGGAGACGATGTGTTGTTGCCTTTTCTATGGAAGAACCAACAGCCAATCGTTGCTCATGGCAATGTAGGCACAGTCGGCACTCTCTACTTTGATGAAGATATCCGGGAAGTCTTTTACGTCGGACAGTCAGTAACAATTAGCGGTGCTGGCACAAAGTACAACGGCACTAAGACAATCACAACAGTCGGTATCAAAGAGTTCAGCATTACTACAAATCACACAAGCGACAACCCTAAGCACACAGTTGCACCTTTTGGGATTGCAGCCGGTGAGACTTATGCAGATTACACAGCCATCCCGGCAATCCAAGAAGCAAGCCTCATGGTTTGTGTCTCAATCTGGACTGCTCGACAGACTAACTCTGGCAACGGCATGAACCCTGACGGATCAATAGGCAGCATGTATTCGATGTCCTCACAGTTAGTGGCTCGAGTTCGTGGCTTACTTGCGCCTTATCTTGATCCTCGCTCTATGGTGGGCTAATGGCAGCAATCACCACACTTCGCACCTCTATTGCGGCGGCTCTTGCTGATAACACAAAATACAGCGTTTACTCATTCCCACCGGCAACTCCCGTGGCAAATAGTTTAATCCTCACTCCAGCCGATCCTTACATAGTTCCAACCAATAATGACCGCACTTCTGTAGCTCCTATGGCTATGTTTCGCTTGCAGATTCTTGTGCCTATGCTGGATAACGCAGGAAACCTTGCTGGCATCGAAGATGACATAGTTCGAGTTTTTCAACTACTCGATGCTTCAAGCATTGTTTTCAATGTAGGAAGCGTGAGCGCTCCAAGCATCATGTCAATCGAATCTGGAAATTTACTGACTTGCGACATTGCAATCAGTACCCTAACGGAATGGAGTTAAATCATGACCGATTTAGCACAATGGGAAAAAGAGAACGAAGCGTTCCTGATTAAAATCGGTCAGGTCGCTCCAAAGGCAGAAACAAAACCAACAACTAAGAAAGAAGAGGAATAAACTAAATGGCAGTATATCTAGCAAATACGGGAATTCTTACTGTTAATGCGGTTGATCTCTCAACTCTAGTATCATCAGTAACAATCAACAGAGCATTCGACGAGCTTGAGGTCACAGCACTTGGCGATGGCGGACACAAATTCGTAAAGGGTTTGGAAGCATCTTCAATCACAATCGACTTCTTTAATGATTCAGCATCTGCAAAGACTCTACAGACATTGCAGACAACATGGGGAACAAACACAGTCGTAACATTTAAGCAGGTTGATGCAGTCGTATCAGCTACAAACCCTCTTTACACAATGACTTGCCTTGTAAACAACACAACACCTGTAAATGGTGCAGTTGGAGACTTATCAACTCAAAGCGTAACTTGGAACGTATCCGGTACAATCGCTGTAACAACAGCACCATAACCAACTAACTAAGGGGCTAACAATGGCAAAACTCAAAGTAACAAGGGCTGATGGACAAGTACAGGATTTTGAAATAACTCCGGTGCTTGAATATAGCTTTGAACAATATGCCAAGAAGGGCTTTCATAAGGCTCTTATTGAGGATCAGAAGCAGTCAGATGTTTACTGGCTGTGCTGGGAAGCAATTAGGCGTTCGGGTGAAACAGTCAAACCTTTCGGGGAATCATTCCTTGAGACACTCAAGTCAGTTGAGGTCTTAGAGTCTGACCCTTTAGGGTAGATCGGAACTCCCTCACCTATCTCGCAGCTCGCTTGAGTTACGAGTATGGAGTTCCCTTCCAAAGCATCGTAGAACTACCTGCGATGGCGTTTAAGGCACACATAGAAGTCCTGAAGGACTTAGCGAAGGAGCGAAGCGATGTCAGTAAGAATCGAAATACGCGGCAACGCTGACCTGCGTAAGGCAATGCGTCGCTTTACTCCAGACCTAGAGAAAGCCTTAAAAAAAGAAATCGGACAAGCTCTAAGTCCAGTAGTGCGACAGGCAAAGGGATTTGTTCCTGCTGCTTCTCCTATGTCTGGCTGGGCTAGTCGATCCTTTAGTGAGGGCAAATTCCCTACCTATAACGCTACAACTATTATTCGTGGCATTACTTACAAGACAACGCCTAGCAAGATAAACCAAAACGGCTTTAGTTCAATGGCAAGCATCCAAAACAGAAGCCGCGTCGGTGCAATCTATGAGAGCGCTGGTCGAGCCAATCCTCAAGGTCAGCCTTGGGTTGGTCCAAAAGCCAAGAGCAGCAGCAATAAATTTAGCAAGTCAAGCAACCCTAAAGCTGGCGCACAGTTCATTGACAATCTTCCGCCGCTAGTCTCTAGCCTTAAAGGTCGAGGACGTCTTATCTATCGAGCATGGGCTGCTAATCGTGGGCTTGCAGAAGGCGCAACAATGAAGGCTATCGATAAAGCCTTAACTGAATTTAGACTTAATGCCGCAAAGGGCAAGTTAGGAAAGGCAGCGTAATGGCAGTCGTAGAAGAAATCCTAATTGGTTCAAAGGCTGACACTCGTGGATTTAAGAAAGCTGAAACAGCAGCCGCAAAACTAACTAAGACAGTTAAAACCCTTGCTGGAACATTGGGACTTGCTTACGGCACAGCAGCACTTGTCTCTTTTGGCAAGGCAGCAGTTAAAGCCTTTGCAGCTGATGAAGCCGCTGCACTTAGATTATCGAACGCAGTCGATAACTTAGGCATTTCTTTTGCCAATCCTGCTATTGCTAAGTTTATATCTGAATTAGAAACCACAGCCGGGGTTGCCGATGACGTTCTTCGTCCGGCGTTTCAGGGCTTGCTCACAACTACTGGATCACTTACCCAGTCACAGAAGTTGCTTAACGATGCAATTACAATCAGCCGCGCTTCTGGCGTGGACTTGGCTACAGTCTCGCAAGACCTTGCCAATGGCTATGTAGGCATTACTAGAGGGCTTAAGAAGTACAACACAGGGCTGACCCAAGCAGAGTTAAGTTCTAAGTCCTTCTCTGACATTCTCGGTATTCTTCTCAAGCAATCAGCCGGCGCTGCTAACGCCTACCTTGCAACTACATCTTTTAAGTTCGACGTTCTTACAGTCGCAGCAGACAACGCCAGAGAAGTTATAGGTGAAGGGTTAGTCGATGCCCTAGCTCGTGCTGGCGGTGGAGCAGAAGCCAAGGATGCAGTCAAGACTATTAACGCAATCGCTAAGGGAATCAATGCAATTACCCTAGCCACAGGCACAGCAGTAGGTGGACTCACTAGCGTTCTTTCCTTGCTTGGCAGATTGCCCAAAGATATATTTCAGGGCTTTGTAGCGTCACAAGGCGGCATTAACATGCGCCAACCTGTAGTTCCTAAAACAGCAACTACTAGCATGACTGCGCAGCAAAAGGCTCTTATGAAGTTAGAGAAAGATGCAGCTGCCCGTAACAAAAAACTTATGGAAGCGCAGACCAAAGCATCAAAGGCGCTTACAGCAGAGCAGAAGAAGCAAGCAGCGCTTAAGAAGGCTGGGACAATCTTTGACCTAGACCAGATTCAACTAATCGCTGCCCTTAAGGGTAAGTTATCTGATGAGGATCGTAAGCGCGTAGAACTACAGTTTGCCTTAATTACAGGAAACACTAAGGAAGCGCAGCTACTTACCTATGAACTAGCAAAGGCTTTAGGACTAGGCGAGAAGATTGCCAAGGATTTAGCAAGCCTTCCAGATGCGAAGAACCCTTTTGCCTCATGGGAAGCCTACCTAGACATGCTTATGGCTAAGGCTCAAAAGGTTGCAATGGTAACCCCTGCCTTTGGCACTACAGGGGCATTAGGTAATCCTAACTTTGAGACAGGAACTACAGCGCAGATTGTTTCCGAACTAGATAAAAGTACTGCTTACATTTTACAACTTGCCAAGGAGACAGATGCCTTGGTTGCATCGATTGCCGGTAGTTCTGCCGCTAATCCACAAGCCTTAAAAAACTTACCTTCCCCAACGGGATATGGCACAAACTTTAGACGAGCAGAAGAAGCGTCAAACATGTCAGGGCCAATTCAAGTCACAGTACAGATAGACGGCAAAGCAATAGCATCATCACTTCAAAACTCATCGTTATCAGGCATAGGTTCGACAGTTAATAGAACTGGGGGTTAGTCATGGCGCTGCCAGCAGACATCTCGGTATCCTTTGACTTCTCTAGCGGTGCAACTTTTGGCTATCCCTTTACTATTGGTGATGCCAAGTATGGAGTTCTAGGTACTGGCACACTTGCTGCCTCTACAGTCCCTACGCCAATCATCGACCTTACCCCTATCGTACGCAGCATTACTATTGACAATGGGCGCAACATTCAGTCCGACACCTACCAGGCTGGCACAGCAGTAATTAGGGTCTATGACTCTGACGGATCGTGGAATCCACAGAACACATCATCTATCTACTATCCATTCCTTGTACCACTACGCAAGATTCGTGTGGCGGCTACAACAGCGACAGCGCAGGAGTTCTTATTCTCTGGCTACACAACAGAGTATCGCTATTACTATGACCAAGCCGAAAACGTGGGCTATGTCGATATCTACGCAGCTGACGCGTTTAGGTTGCTCAATCTTGCCCAAGTCACAACTGTCACAGATTCAGGGGCAGGACAGGCAACCGGCACACGCATAGGCAAAATTCTTAATGAGGTTGATTTTCCGTCAAACATGAGAACTATCTCAACAGGGCAGTCTTTATGTCAGGCTGACCCAGGGACGCTTCGCACAGCACTCTCGGCAGTCCAGAACGCAGAGTTCTCCGAGCAAGGCGCATTTTATTTTGACGGGTCAGGCACAGCCATATTTAAGAGTCGCGCTGAAGTGCAATCGTCTATCTCCGGCACTCCTATTGACTTTAACCAGACAGGCGATATCCCATACAAAAACCTAGTCTTTGCTTTTGATGACAAGCTCATAATTAACACCGCCAGCATCCAGCGCATAGGCGGCACAGCCCAGGTCTATCAGAACGCAGACAGCATAACTAAATATTTTCCTCATCAGTACAGCGCCCAGGACTTAGTTATCGATACAGACGCTAATGCTCTAAATATTGCTGCTACTTTTGTGGCTACCCATGCAGAGACCACCATCCGCATCGATGCCATGACTGTTGATCTACTAGACCCAGCAGTCCCTACAGACACAATGATTGGCTTGGACTATTTCACCAACGTCAGAATCTCAAACATCCAGCCAGACGGAAGCACGATTGTCAAGACCTTGCAGGTGCAGGGGCTTAGGTGGGAAATCAGTCCAAACGCAATGCAAGTAACAGTTACAACACTTGAGCCCATAGTCGATGGATTCATTATAGGAAGCTCTGAACGCGGTATAATTGGCGTCAGCGCGATGACTTACTAGGAGATATACATGGCAGCAGGATTAGGTTTTATTGAGTTCACGACTGGAGATATTCTCACAGCCGCGTCAGCCAATGGCTATTTAGCATCGCAGACAGTTATGGTCTTTGCTTCGTCAGCAGCTCGCGCTTCGGCAATTGCAAGCCCCCAAGAAGGCATGATTTCATTTCTTAAAGACACAGACACAATGCAATTTTATACGGGTGCTGCTTGGTCAAACGTTGATACTGGTGCTTCACCATTGACTACAAAAGGTGATCTTTATACTTTTTCAACCACAAATGCTCGCTTAGGCGTAGGCACAAACAATCAAGTTTTAACAGCAGATTCAGCAGAAGCAACTGGATTAAAATGGGCTGCTGCTGCAAGTGGTGGAATGACCTCTATTGCTAGTGGATCACTTTCAGGCAGCTCTCTAGTCCTTTCAACAATAGCCGGAACTTATGATAACCTTCAATTAGTTATCCGCGACCTTTACGGGTCAAGCAATGCAGATTTAAGACTTACTGTTAACTCCGTTGCCGATTATGATTTTGGTCAATTTGATAACCGCAACGGTACTGCGAGCAATAACGCTTATGTTTCTCAATCTAACTTTATTCCTAATTATTACAATTTATCTCCATCAGATAACAACAATTCTTTGGTTATCAATCTTTACGATTATGCGAATACTTCTGCATTTAAGTTAATAGATACACAAATAGCTTATAAGAATGTGGATAATGTTCGTGAATTAACAAAATCTTGGGGTGTTGCTAAGACCACAGCAGCGGTTACAACTGTCACACTAGCCCTTTCCGTTGGGACTTATTCTGGCGGTACCTACATTCTTTACGGAGTCAACTAATGCCAAATCCAACAATTCGCATCCACAATACAGAAACAGGCGAAGTTATCGATCGCCAGATGACAGCCGATGAATTTGCTGATTACCAGGCACAGCAGGAAATTGACGAAGCAAAAGAAGCTGAGCGAGCAGCAAAAGAAGCTGCTAAGGCCGAACTCCTTGAGCGCCTAGGTATTACTGCTATGGAAGCCAAGCTTCTACTGGCATGACCCCAAAGTTATGCAAAGCCGGACAGCAGTTAAGGCTTCAAGTCGATGATTCTTACCCAGACAGAGATAGAACCTCGGACGGCTGGATTGGCGCCACTCGTCATTCAGCACGTCCTTCTGACCACAATCCTGATGCAGAAGGTATCGTCAGAGCGATTGATATTGACCGGGATTTATCTGGAAAGGCGAAGCCTGACCTCATGCCTGACCTTGCGGATCAGATACGACACGCAGCAAAGTCTGACAAGCGCATTGCTTACATCATCTTCGCGGGCAAGATTGCTTCCCCTCGCATGGGGTGGCGCTGGCGCAAGTATTCTGGAATCAATCCGCACACTAAGCATTGCCATATCTCTTTCACTAAGAAGGGCGATGCAGATGGCTCGTTCTTTAATATCCCAATGATAGGCGGCACAGCATGAATATGAAACACCCAGCAATCCTTTCAGTAGGAGCGTTCCTAGCAGTATGGGGAACTACTTCTAACTTCTCACTTGACTATCGTGCAATCCTAGGCGCAGTTGTCGCTGGCGTATTCGGATACGCATCTCCTAAGAAGTGACGGCGCAGGACTACGCGGCATTATCAGTCGCTATCATCTCAATCCTTGGCGGCGTTGCAGCTTATGTCCAGTTCATGATTAAACACTATTTGTCTGAACTTAAGCCCAACGGCGGCTCATCTATAAAGGATCAGGTTAATCGACTAGAAGCGCGTGTCGATACAATCATTGAACTGTTAGGTAAGTAACACTTATCCTATGGCTAAGAAAAAGGTCATAGACCTAGACACTTACAACGAGTTAGATGCTTGGGCAATATCCTTGCATGAAATGTACAGAGCTTTGATTCGTGCTGGCTTTAGGTCAGACATAGCCATGGGGTTGATTGTGGACAAGGACATTTATCCTGACTGGATTCTGCCTAGCCTTCCCAATCGCATAGACAACATTCCCTACGATGACGAGGATGACGATTAAGAAGATCGTAATACTCTCGGACTTGCAAGTGCCTTTTGAGGACGTGCATGTAGTCCGTAACATTGCCAAGTTTCTAGGCACTTTTAAGCCAGACCAAACAGTCACGATAGGTGACGAGATTGACTTCCAGACTATAAGCAAATGGTCGCAAGGCACACCCGAGGAATACTCACAGAGCCTAGGCGATGACAGAGACCGATGCGTCGAGCTTCTTTGGGAACTAGGCGTCAGCGACTGTATAAGAAGCAACCACACGGATCGTTTATACAACGTCATCATGCGCAAGATTCCATCCTTCCTATCCTTGCCGGAGCTGCGCTTCGAAAAGTTTATGAAGTTCGACGAGCTAGGCATAACCTTTCACAAGAACCCAATGCCCATTGCTCCAGGCTGGATTGCAGTACATGGAGACCACACACCCATCAAGCAACAGGGCGGTCTATCAGCCCTTGAGGCAGCCCGTAGGCATGGCAAGAACGTCATCTCTGGACATACTCATAGGGCAGGGCGTAGCGCCTTCACAGAAGCCTCTGGAGGGCGTTTAGGGCGTGTTTTACATGGAGTTGAGGTAGGTAATCTCATGGACTTCAAACAGGCTAGATACACCAAGGGAACGGCTAATTGGCAGCAAGCCTTTGCCATCATGTATGTGCATGGCTCAAGCGTCCAGGTGGACATTATTAACATTGAGAAGAACGGCACGTTTATAGTCCAGGGCAAGGTCTATGGAAGGGTTCGCTAGACCAGACTTCGGCGATGAGACTGTGGATGAAATCGTTATCGTTTCGTTACCTAAACATGGCGGGTGTCAGATAATCCTGCTGTAATAC